AAGAGATCCTTATTTTACAGAGTGGGACCAGAATAATTATGGTAAAGCTGAATATCCCGCAGAGACTGGTAATGTAATTATATTTCCATCTATGATGTTTCATGAGACAGGTAAAAATACTAAAGAAAAACCTAGAATATCTATATCTGGAGATATTATGCTTACTATGAAAGCAGGTATAAAATCTGAACATTGTATACCAGATCCTTCTACTTGGAAAAAGCTATAAAATAAGCTTACTTCTTGCTTTTAATTGATATATAATAATAAAAAAAAATAGTATAAATTTAAAATTATGCCTTTAACTCAATTAAATTTTCAACCTGGATTAGATACTGAAAACACTCCTACAGGAGCAGAAGGTAAATGGGTAGATGGTGATAAAATAAGATTTCGTAAAGGACTTCCTCAAAAGATAGGTGGTTGGACTAAATTTAGTCCATCTTATTATGTTGGAGTAGGAAGAGCTTTAGAACAATGGTTTGCGTTAAATGGATCACGTTTTGAAGCTTTAGGAACTGATCGTAAAGTTTATGCTTTTACTGCAGGAAATAGTCAAGACATTACTCCTATAAGAGGATCAATAGATGTTCTTGTTAATGCTATTACTACAACAACAAGTAGTAATATTTTAACTATTACTGATGCTGGACATGGAGCTACTGCTGGTGATTTTGTAACTTTAAGTGGAACGACTGCAGCAGTTGGTGGAATTCCAGCCGCAACTTTAGATGCTGAATATGAAATTTTAACTATATCAAATACTAATGCTTACACTATTCAAAGTAGTGCTACAGCTAATGCTAATGTAGGACCTACTGCTAATTGTACTGCTGCTTATCAAATAAGTACTGGTCCTAGTGTTCAAACTTTTGGATATGGTTGGGGATCAGGAACATGGGGAAATAGTACATGGGGAACACCTAGAACGTCCTCTAATGTAATTCTTGATGCACGATTATGGTCTATTAATAATTGGGGAGAAGATTTAATATTAACACAAAAAGATGGCTCAACTTATGAATGGGACACTTCTTTAGGAATGAGTAATAATAGAGCAACAGTTGTTGCTAATGCTCCTACTAATTCTACACTATCAATAATATCTACAGAAACTAGACACGTAGTATGTATGGGAACAGAAACGGCTATTGGAAATACAGCTAGCCAAGATAAAATGTTTATACGTTGGTCTGATCAAGAAAATTATAATTTCTGGACACCTAATGTAACTAACTCTGCAGGATCACAAAGAATAGCTGGAGGAAGTGAAATAAGATGTGCTCGACCAGCTAAAGGAAGTATGTTAATATGGACAGATACTACAATGCAATCAATGTCTTTTATAGGTCCTCCTTTTATATTTGGCTTTAGACAATTAGGTAATGACTGTGGAGCTGTTGGTCTTAACTCTGCAATAGTAGTAGATGATGTAGCTTACTGGATGTCTGATGGACAATTCTTTAGATATGCTGGATCAGTTCAAGAAATACCTTGTCCTATATTAAATCATGTATTTGAAAATATTAATAAAACTCAATATCCTCAAGTTTATGCTGCACAAAATTCTAACTTCTCTGAAGTGATATGGTACTACTGTTCAAGTGCCGCTAATCAAAATGATCGTTATGTAATTTATAATTATCTAGAAAACTCTTGGTATTTTGGAACTATGGATAGAAGTACTTATCAAGATAATGGAGTTGAATTAAATCCTTTAGCTACAGAATACTTTCCTAACTCTAATGTAAGTAGTATAACTACTATTAATGGAGTAACTCAAGGAAGAAGTATAATCTATGCTCAAGAATCAGGAGTAGATGCTGATGGTGCTGCTTTACCAGCTTATATTCAATCAGGTGATGGAGACATTGCTGATGGTGAAACATTTAGTTTTATTAATAAAGTTATACCAGACTTTCAAAATCAAACTGGAAATACTGTAATAACATTAAATGTTAAAGACTATCCTAATGATACAGCAACTGTAGGAGAAACTTTGACAGTAAATAACACAACTAGGTTCGTTAATACTCGTATTCGTGGTAGACAATCTAATATTAAGATAGAAAATAATAATATCGGAGATAACTGGAGATTTGGTACACTAAGAGTAAACATAAAACAAGATGGAAAAAGATAAATATACTATAAGACCAGCCCGAATATCTGATGCTGTTCGAATAAGAGAGCTACTGAAAACGTGGCTTACAGAGGCTCCATTTAACTTTGGAAACACTAATAATACTAAAGCTTTAGAGAATATAGTATTTTACATTAAGAATAGTTTTGTTATAGTAGTAGAATATGAAAATATTATTATAGGAACATTAGCTGCAACAGTTGATGAGACATGGTATAGTGACAAAAAGTTCATGAGAACTTTATGGTTACACGTGAATCCTAAACATAGAAACTTTAGGATCTTTCGTTCTATAATGATAGTTTTCAAAGAATACGCACTAGCAAATAAAGTAACTGCGATATGCGAAATCTTTCAAGGTAAAGACGTTGAAAGAAAAGACAAGGCTTTTATTAAATTAGGATTTAAAGTTATCGGAGGAACTTATATAGTCAATGGGTAGTATTTTCAAACCAAGTGTTACAACAGTTCAGTCACCATCGCAGTCATCGACTAGCTATAATATACCTGAATATTTTAAAGAAATTCAAGAGAGAACTTTAAGACGAGGTGAAACTGAATTTAGTAAACCTTATCAAGCTTATACTGGTCAACGTGTAGCTCAACTTAATCCAATGGAACAAGCTGCAGCTAATGTATATACTAATCAAATTCTTCCACAATCAGGACAACTTGCTGGTATTGGTCAAGATATTGCTACAGCAGGTGCTCAAACATATGACACTGCTACAGCTCAAGCTTATGCTAACCCATATGAAAATCAAGTTGTTTCGGGAGCTTTAAGAGATTTACGAGAAGCTTATGGTCAATCTCAACAATCATTGAATGCATCTGCAATTGGTGCAGGAGCTTTTGGTGGATCTAGACAAGGTATTCAAAATGTTTTAGGAGCAGAGAGATTTATAGAAAGTGCAGGAGACACATCAGCAAGATTAAGACAAGCTGGTTTTGAATCAGGTGCTAATAGATTTATGGCAGATAGAAGTGCTCAAATGTCAGGACTAGGAGCTAAACTAGGTGCTGCAACTACTCAAATAGGTGCATTAGAACGAGCATCAGCAGGACTTGCCGGTTATGGAACTCAAGCTCGTGGTATAGAACAAGCTGGACTTGCAGAAGGATATCGTGACTTTATAGAAGAAAGAGAATTTGGTGGTAATCAAGTTAAACAAATGATTGGTGCATTATCAGGAGCTCCTATAAGAAGTTATGGAGAAGAAAGAACTGGTTACACTACTACACCAGTTGCTGGACCAAGTATGTTTGGTCAAGTTACTGGAGCTTTAACAGCAATAAATTCTGACATAAGATTAAAAGATGATATTAAATTAGTTGGTAAATCTCCATCTGGAATTAAAATTTATAACTTTAAATATAAAGGCGATGATAAAAAATATCAAGGTGTCATGGCTCATCAAGTTCCTCACGCATCAATTGTTAATGATGAAGGTTATCTAATGGTAGATTACAATAAACTCGATGTAGAGTTTAAGGAGATATAATGGCTTTACCAAACGAAGATCAATTCTCAGAAGAAAAATTTATGGTTGGTGACAACAGTGAAAAAATGTATAATCCCGAACCTAAATTAGGTGAAGCTTTTGAAACAATGGATCCTGAAAATTATCAAGTAGAAGATAATAGAAACGAAAGACTTGCCGTTAAAGCTGTTGAGCTTGCTAAAGAAAATGAACAATTAAAAGCTGATAATGCAAAATATAAAATTGATTTAAAAGGTAAAGCTTTACCTAAAATAGATGAAAAACCTTTAGTAAATATAGATACATCTTCTTTAAGTTCTTTTGCTACAAGTGTAGGTGATTCTTTTATGAATTTAGCAAAAGTTGTTCCTAATAAAATTGAAGAAATATCTCAAGACCCTATAAAGAAAAAAAATTTTATGAGAGGTTTAGAAATTATAAATGCTTCTTCTGGTATAAAACCTATAGGTCAAGCTAAATCTCCATTAGGTTCTATTGCAGAAGGATTACTTAAAGCTGAAAAAGGATTTATTGCAACTGATTTAGAAAAAGCTAAAAATGAAAACGAAAGATTAAAAGCTTTAAAAAGTGGAAGAAATGTTTTATCTCCACAAGAAGCAGCTATTTTAAAAAAATATGATAAATATACAGATACAGAAGATGCTAA